TTCCCGACCCGCGTTCTCGCGTCAAAGCACTTCATCACAAGGAAATGAACCATGACAGGTTTGATCGGCTTCAAGTGTGCTCTCCGCCGTGCCTTTCTTCACGGCCACGTTGCCCCGCAGGCCACCGCAACCGCTGGCGATGTCTCGACCGCAATCATCGTCACCGATGAGCCGCAAGCGGGCTTGGCCGCGATGGAGAAGGTCTATCAGTTCTATTTGGCCAAAGGCAAGTTCACACTCCCCGACGGCACCGTCGAGCCGATGTCCAGCGTCAACTGGCTCGCGCTGCTGTCACAGTTGATTGCCGACCTGCCGCAACTGCTGGCGATCCTGCTGCCGTTGATCGGCGGCTGATCCAAACCAAAGCACGAACGTCGCAGAGCCGTGGGGCTCAGGGCCGCTGAAAAGCGGCTTGCGGCGTTAGAGCGTTCACCGCGTCCATAGAACAAAGTTGGAGAATGAGCCATGTCGTGCAAGAAGACCTACCCGACGATCCCGCTTCGCTTCGCGTATCCCGGCCGTGACGTGCTGGGCGACCACCTGTCTGACATTTACGGTTGGCAGTTCGAATATCTCGTTCCGGGCGGCGAGTGGACCGCCGGCGCGACGGTCCCGCACCCTGCCGAGTTCGTGGAGTTCCAGATTCCGCCGCAGGACGTTGACGGCGACGTGTCGTTTCGTGCTCGCTGCGGTCGCAAGTCCGTGGTCGATCCGAGCGGCAACTGCCACCGCATTCGCTGGGCTGCTTGGTGCGCGCCGATCACCGTGACCGTGCGCTGCGCCGCGCCGGAGGTTTCGCTGCCGCTCACGATCGAGGATGGCTGCTGCGATGACGGCTGTGTCGAATCTGTCGGCACGCTGACCATCGGTTAACTCAAAGCGTCTCGCTCGGCCGCGGGGTGCTCGTCGTGCCCCGCGGCTCTTTCAAGAGCCTTTCACCACGCCGGAGATTTGCCATGCGTCGTTTGATCCTGCTTGCCGGGCTGCTGGGAGTTCTGGCGTGTGATGCGTTTGCCCAATCCGCAGCGGAAGAGTACGCGCGCGAAGTGCGTGGCGAGATCATTCCGCTTTACCCAAAGACCGTTGAGCCGCCGAAGCCGCTGGCGCTGGCGCAGGCGCCAGTTGCCGAACCCAATGCCGTGCTGACGGTCAATGTCGTCGCCAATGACGTGCTGGAGTTCGATGGCTCGAAGTCCTCGGGCGGCACGTTGTCATGGACGGCTATTCCGAGCGATATCCTGTTCCAGGTGGCCGATGGCAAGCAAAAGGCGCTGGCTATTCAGACCAATCCGGCCGATCAGTTCTGCACCGTGGGCCTCGTCGTCACTAACGGCGCGCAGTTCTCAGTAGCCCTGCTTACCGTTCCACTGCCCGTCAAGGCGCCGACCCCGGAGCCGCCGACGCCACCCGCGCCGCCAACCCCTCCAACTCCGCCGCCAGCGCCAGTCCCAACGGCCGCGAACCCATTTGTGATGCTGATCACGGACAACGCAAATGAGTCGTCGCTACCGCCCATTCAGCAGACGCTGGTTGAGAATCGCGAATTCTGGATCGATGCACTGCCAGGCCAATGGCGAACGGCCGATGTGAGCGAGTCGGCGGCGTCGTCCTTCAAGCCGTGGCTGGCCGCCAAGAAGATTGCGGCACCTGCCTTAGTGTTCATGGACACATCAAAGAACCCGCCATCTGTCCTCGGTGTTGAGCCGCTGCCGCTGACCGGCGATGGCTTGGCGCCGCTGGTGTTCAAGTACACGACGCCCAAGAGCAAAAGCCGCAACTAGCCGTACTGTCCACATCTAAAACAGGGAATCAACGCAATGGCAGATGCAGCACAGCCAGTATTCCAACGCGGCGCGCTCCGTAGTCCACGCCACAAGCTCGCCGCCGCGACACCACACAGTGCGGCACCGGCACCGGCCAGCTATGGGATCATCCCCAAGCAGCTCGCAATCTGGGGCAACTCAAGCTATGGCGACTGCGTGTCGGCCGAAGAGTGCTTCAACATCGACGCGGCTAGCACGGCGAATGGGCTTGGCCCTGCGATTGTGTCTGAGCAGGAAGTTATTCAGTGGGCCCGTCAGCATGGGTTCCTGAACGGCGCCAACCTGTCTGACGTCATGGATCAGATGCAGCGGTCGACCGGAACCGGCATGACGATCGGAAGTGTGACGTATTACGACGGGCCATATCAATCCGTTGACTGGACGAACCAAGCGATCTTGTCGTCGGCCATATTTCAGAGCAAAGGATCGGTCAAGATTGCGGTCGCAGCTGACCAGTTGAGCGGCGCAAATGCCGGCAGTCACAACGGCTGGTATCTGATCAACGGATACCGCGACCGTGGCACCGACCATTGCGTCGGCCTGTGCGGTTACGGAACCGCAGCCGAGTGCTACCAAATCCTTGGGATGCCAGTCCCATCGGCGGTCGATCCCACGGCGTTCGGCGTGTTGCTGTTCACGTGGTCAACGGTCGGGTTCGTCGATTGGCAGAGCCTCCAGGGGCTTATGGCCGATGGCGAAGCGTGGCTTCGCTCGCCGATTTCGATTGCTGTTCCGTCCACTCCTCCACCAGTCCCGGCGCCACCGGCGAGCGTGTAAGCCATGCACTGGCCCGTCCTCATCGTCCTCACCGCCCTGGTGCCCTGCCTGTGTGCCGTCGTGCGCTTCGATGAAACCGTGCGGCCGGCGCTGCTGCGGGATTTCCCCTGGCTGCAACAGTCGTGGACGGCAAGCCCATACTTCGTTTTCTGGCAAGCTCACATCTGGTTCGCGGTCTCAGTCATGCTCGCGGCGCACCTGCTGCACTTCGATCTCTGGAAAGTCGCCGTGCTGGGGCTCAATGCGGCTGCGGTCAAGGAGCAAATTTACGATTTTACGTGGGAAGAACCCGTTCAGACCGATGACGACACCTGGAAGGACTTCGCCGGCTATGCGATCGGCGTAGCGATTGGGCTGGTGACGTGTCCCGCGCTCGACTACTTGGCCAGGGTGCTCTGATGAAGATCTATACGCATCCAGACAACTTGCCGTTGATACGAGAGCTTTTTCCCGACGAACGATCTCCGCTTTCGAACAAAGGGCTTCTCGGAGATTTTGCGAGCGGTCGCTTGTTTGGAATCGAGGTCATTGCTCGCGACACGATGCCGAGAACATCCCCGCGGGAAACAGGGCGCTACCTGTGGCACGAAGGCGGATACTCCCCGCCAGATGACCGCTTCATCACATATGAAGATGCCGATATTCCGTGGCTGCTCGCGCTCGGATTTATCTCCAAATAGATGCGCGACGAGCCGGTTTTCTTTCAGCTCTCCGACGAAGCTGAGAGGTTGCTATCCCCGTCACTGAAGATGCCATTTATTAGCGCTTGCGTCTGATGTTCCGCTTGACCGTCCAATTCCGCGAACACGCCCCACCAACGCTGGGCAACGCTCTGCGCGAATCGTTCGCCGAAGCCGGCTTGCCCTGGTCCGAGATTCGCCAGGGCGGCGCGCGTGACGCGGCGGTGACGGCACTGATGGGGAATAGCCAATGAGCCACAAACCAAAGCCCCTGCAAGCCGACAACTGCCCGCTGCGAATCGCGGGCCTGCTGATCGTCGGCTTTTGCATGGTCGCGGCGCTGCCCTATTTCAGCCCCGCACCGGAGCCCTGCCACTGCCCGGCCGAATTGCAACAGCAACTCCAGGACATGCGCACGGACATCGCCGAGCTCGTGGAAGGCTTCGAGGCCCTGGACGATGGCTACCAGCACTTGCGGCCGGACGCGAGCTGGTGCAAGAGCCAAATCGACAAGCAGCGCGGCAGGCTGGAGTGCCTGGACGTGCGAGTGACGGGTCTCGAGCAACAGGCGGCCGAGGCGAAAGTCTGGGAAGCGTACTACCGCGACTATGCGAAGTTCATTCGCGAGTGGGCGATTTGGTTCGCCCGCGAATATGGTCCGAAACCGAAAGGAAGGTGATCCGTGATTATCCGCAACATGCGACCGCTATTGGTCGTGCTGCTGTCCGTGTTGATCCTGTCGCTGGCCAGTGAGTCTCAGGCCCGCTGGTGGCTCGGCAAGGCTCTGGGCAGGCCGCAACCGCGCGTGACGGTTCGCGGCGGATCGTGCTCAACTGGCCAGTGTGGGACCGCAGGGAATTGCGCGGGCGGCGCGTGTGCGCTGCCACGCTAGGGAAGGCGTGCGATGCGCCCGGCTGGCTTGGTTTCGCGAATTTCCCAGGCCAGCCGGGTTTTTACTCGTAGTTGCGGAGAGCGATGGTGAATGCAAGTGACATCATTCAGTTGTGCATCCTCGCCGTCGGCATTGTGGCGATTTGCGTCACGATTCGAATCTCCATCACGCAGAAAAACGAGCAGGAGCGCAGCAGCGTCAACGAAAGCCTTTCGACAATCGGCAACCGCATGGCCAGTATGGAAGCCATCTTGAAGGGCATTCCAGAACTCTGGACCAAAGTTAACAAGCACGGCGAAGAGATTGCGGCGCTTCGCACGCAGCTACGAACCCCGCGCCGCAGTCGCTTCGAAGAAGACGAAGAAACCTAAGGAGACCTTGCCATGAGTTTTGGATCAGGCGGTTCGGTTGCGGCGCGGGAAGTCGCCCTGTGGCATCACGAGTTCAAGGGCACGGCTGACACCCAGCCGACTCACATTTATGTGGGCCTATCGACGACCGACCCGCTCCAAGATGGCTCTGGAATCACCGAGCCCAGCACAGGCGGATATGCCCGTGTAATCTGCGATAGCTGGACCGTTAGCGGCAGCATTACCAATCAGAACAGCGTGGCCGATGCGGCGGGCGTGAACGCTCAAAACACCAGCGAGATCGACTTCGGCACGCCTTCGGCAGACTGGGGCACGATTGCCTACGCCTTCACGGCTGATGCTTCGACGTCGGGCAATATCCGTCAGGTCTGCAAGCTGGACGTTGCTCAATTGTGCAATGCCGGCAACCCGGTGAGCATTGCCGCCGGCGCGCTCAAGTTCCAAAAGGGTTGGTTGACCCCGCACTCATAGTCGCTGAGCCGCCATGCGGAAAATCGTTTTCGATAACATGCCGACGTCCGGCTACTGGACTGTTTCGGACGGCGCCAACACGACGGCACTCCTGGATTCGAGCACCACAGCAGCGGAACTGGGAGCGGCAATGGACGCTGCTTCGCTCTCCGGTGGCCCGTACACGAGCGCCGTCACGGGTGATTTTTCTAGCGGCTTTCTGGTGGCCACGGCCCAGGCGCTGACAGTCGCGACATTGCCGGCCACCCCCCCGGGCATTGTGAGCGTTACGGACGTGTCCGACTATGAGCCTGGTCCGATCACGATTTCGCTCAGTGCCGGCGCGGATGGAATCAACGACTCTGGAGACAGCACAGCCTTTTACCGTTGGTCGAGCGGCTTGGTATCTGTGATCCCGTCCAGCGCAATCAGCGCCTTGGACCAAGGGGATCTGGTGAATGTACTTGTCTCGGGCGTCGGCGATATTTCGACCTGGAATTGCCACTCCGATGCCTCGATAAGTGGCACGATCGACTATGACGGCAATCTGGCGATTAACTTCCTCGACAGCGGAGGAACGGATCAGACGGCGGGGCTGGCGGGAATCGTCGCCAGCGGCGGCGAGATCGTGCTCACGCCGTTTATCGGTCCATGGAACACGGGATTCGTTACGCCGGTCGAGATGCTCCAGCAAGTCTCCGTCGCTCCGGAGGTAGGTGCCGGGACATTTACTCTCACCGACGACACGTCTCAGACGAGCGGTCCCATTCCCTACGATGGTATTACCGGGGATGTCAATACCGCAATGATTGGTATGACGGAATATGCGTTCAATTGCACGGCGACGGACGGCGGCCCATGGACGATTGACTTTGGGGTGTCGGAGAGCGTGCCACTACTCACTGTCGATGCGACCGAATTGACCGTGTCGCCGCTACGATACGCGGGCCTTGCGGTCAGTGTGTCGGAAGTGCGGGCAGGCGGTCCCGGGGACAGCCCCGGCGCTCCAATCGTGATCACCGTAGCGGGCGGTCAGGATTCCGGCGATGGCGTGAACTACTATCGCTGGTCGGAGAGCCTCGTCTCCGTCAGTCCGACCGGCGCGGAGAGCGCTCTGGACCAACTAGATCCCGTCGAAGTCGCGGCTAACGGCATTAGTATTGGGGAATGGATCTCCGAGAGCAATGCCGGCCTGTCTGGTGTCGCGGACTACGACACGAATTTCGCCATCAATTTCATGGACGATGGCGGTTCCGATCACAGCGCAAGCGGCGATGACGCGCTAGGCGGTATTGCGGCCTCAGGCGGCGATTTCACTCTGACTCCATCTAGCGGCGCGTGGAATAGCGGGTACGCGGGCGATGCCTCCACCGAACAGCAGCAGGTGTCAATCCCCTCCGAGGTCAATGGCGGCACGTTCGAGCTTACGCTCCCCGACTCCAGCGTGATCGCCTTCGACTGGGACATGAGCGCCGCGGACATGCAGTCCGCGATTCAGGCGCACAGCACTTATATCTCTGCAACGGTCAGCGGCGGCAATCCGACTTGGACGATTGATTATGGCGTCGGTGAATCGCTGTCACTAGCCAGCGGAAACGGCGACTACCTGCTTGCGCCGGTCGATGCCACCGTTGAGCCTGTGTTATCCGGGACTGCCGCCGAAGGCGAAGCCGCGACGTGCCATCTGACCGTTGAGACGATTTCCGCCATAGGCGCCGAAGGCGAAGCCGCGCGCGGGTCTCTCATCATCGATGTGAACTGTCGCGGAGCCGGCGCCGAAGGTGAGGCCGCCCGGGGCGTGCTAACCGTGGCCGTCGATACTCTTTCCGCGACGACTGCGGAGGGGGAGGCGGCGAGTGCTGCCCTTACTGTGCAAAAGGTAATCGCTGGAACTGCGGCCGAGGGTGAGGCGGGACTGTGTCACCTGACAGCCGGCATTGAGCTACATGGCACGGCCAGTGATGGAGAGGCGTCCCGCGCGGTACTCACGGTCGACGTATTTGCCGGCGGAAAAGCTGCCGAGGGTGAAGCTGCGCGGGGCGTGCTAACGGTCGATGTGAAGTCAACGGGCACAGCGGCCGAAGGCGAATCAGCCCGCGGATCGCTCACGGTCCATGTGTTTATGAATGCGGTTGCCGCCGAAGGAGAAGCCGGCCGAACTCCGCTGACAGTTCAGCGTCAGAGCATCGGCCAGCCGTGCTTCGTGGGCGATGTAATCCCCTACCCGGTAATGGCCATGGGTGTGCTATGAGCAGCGAGCAACTGCGGCGGCAAGTGGTCTTCTACGCGGGCCAGTCACGCACGCTGGCGGCCCGGCTCTCGAAGCCGCAGCCATCGCCGTTCATTGAGGGTGATCCATACCAGCAGGCTGACATCGTGTCGATCACCGCGACGGTGTATTCCAACGACAACATCGTCGATGCGTGGAATGCTATTTCGGTGGATGTCTCCGACGTGATCAGCAACACGCTGCAGGGGTGGCGCGCCGACGCGATCGGCTACAACTTCAAGCACACGATCGGGCCTGAAGGATTCCCGGTGGGCTGCGTGCTGGGCAAGGTCGTGTATCAGTTCACGATGGCGGACGGAACGCAGTGGGCGGTCGAGTTCTACGGGCCAGTGGAGCGAGTGCCATGAGCGGCTACGCGAAAGGAATGGCGACCGTCAGTCGAAACCGGCTTGGGTCCTTCCCGGCACCCCCGGGGGCGGCGCGCGGGCTGCGTTTTCGCGCCGGACGGGCACATTTCACGTACCCGGGGGTGGCCACCACCATTCGAGCAAAACGGTTTGATTGTATTGTCGGCCTCCTGAGAAGTGAAGCGAGAACGACGCAACCGCAACTGGCGAAGCCGCTTTCGGCGTGTCCAGTAAGCCTATCTATGTGTGACGGGGCTGAATGAATGCCGCTGAACTGCTTGCCAATCTCAAAGCCACGCCCGCGCAGCTATCCGAGTGGATCCGGCAGGGACTTCCTGTTTCTAAACGCGGGCGGCTTCGAGATTTCGACCTATTGGCCGTCACCGTATGGGCCTTCGGCCAGCTTGCTTCGCTTTCGGAGCGCTCCGCTCCTGACGGGACGCTTGCGACGGTCGATGCTGTTTCCGCACACTTCTCGACCAACCGCCGCACGGCTCACGAGTGGAAAGCGGCATGGCAGGCCGATGGATTGCCTTGGGCCGATGGCCCGTACCCGATCGTGGCGATTGAGACCTGGCGGCGCATGCGGGACATCGCCAAGGGGGTCGACGAACAACGGCGGATTATGTCCGTCAACGCGGCGCGGGCGGAGTGGAGGTTCAAGCAGGAGCAAGGGTTGATGATCGACGTACAGGTGCCAGCCGTGATCGTCTCCCGTGTGCTGACGCTGCAAATGAACATCCTGGAAAACTTCCCTGACCGCATCGCCTCGCGTCTGCCCGACCAGATGACTCCGGAGGCATGGCCTCAACTCAAAGATTCAATCGCCACCGGCTGCCGTGAACTGGTCGAGGACGTGACGGGCAAAATGCAAGCGGGTCTCAAGGAACTCGAATCGGAAATCGGGGGTGCGAAGTGAAGCTCGGCACGCAAATCAACCTAGAACCCGGCGAAAAGATCGTCCCTTTGCCCGTCGAAATGCCAGCGTCCGCCCGCGCGGCGTTGGCGGTCTTCGAGTGGCTGTGCGGCAAAGGGGACAGATCCAAGGCGGAGGAGGACGCCTACGAAACGGCGCTGATCCACCTAACCGCGTTCATCCATGTCGGGCCGCTGGTGATTCGACAGCGAACTCCTTGCACGTGCGCGACAATAATTGCTGGAGATCCGCACCTACCAGACTGCCCGTCATACCCGCCGTTGCCAGTTCGTCAACGAACGCCTGGATACCAGGAGTTTACGCAATGAGCAACCTAACCCGTTTCATGCAAGTTCCGCCGGGGCGAAGGCCGCTGACGGCACGGGGGGCGGCGCGCTGCGCAATGACATTCGAGGCTTGCGCTATGCGGATAGCTATTGCGCGCATTGAGAGAAGTTTCCAGCCCGAAGAGTGCCGCGAAGTTTATGGAGGCGGCGCATTGTCGCGATGACCACCCTCGCCCCACTCCCGCTGGCTCCCGCTTTCGCGCCCGTCGTCGGCCGCTGGGCGGAGCTGTGCGCAGTGCGGCGCAAGGCGTTGCCATCCCAGTGGGCTGAATCCGCGATCGAACTCCCCGAAACCGTGACGTCGGACCCCGGCCCGCTGCGGTTGAAGCGAACGCCCTATTTGGTCGAACCGCTGGACGCGATCGCGGATCCGGCAACCGAGATGGAAACGCTGATCTTCGGAACGCAGATCGGCAAGACGCTGTTGATTCAGTTGCAGCAATCTTATGTCGCGGTCGAGACCCCCGCGCCGTGCGGCTTGTTCGGCCCGAATCTCGCTGCCATCCGCAAGCTACGGGATAAATACAAGCTGATGTGCCAGGCGTCCGCAGCGCTGCGCCGCGTTGCCCCCGGCAGCCGCGAGTGGAACGATATCAGCATCAACTTCCGCAACTCGATTACCTATCTCGGCTACGCCGGCAGCACGCAAAGTCTCTCGGGTGAAACCTGCAGGTATGTGTTCAAGACCGAGTTGGACCGCTGGCGAGACTGGGAAACACAGGGTAGTAGCTCTTCGAAGGCCGACGAACGGACCAAGAACTGGCAAAAGTTCTTCATCCTCCAGGAATCGACACCCACCGACGAAACCAGCGAGATTTGCGCCCAGTACGAACTGAGCGACAAGCGGCGTTATCTCGTTCCCTGCCCGCACTGCGGCCACTTCCAAGAGTTGCGATTCTTCAAGCATAAGGAGGGGCCATTCGTCGGCCGTGGTCAGATCAAAGGCTTGCAGGATGACGCTGGACGCTGGTTGCCAGTGGAAGCGGTTCACAAATCGGCGTGGTACGAATGCGAGGCCGAAGGCTGCAAGATCGAAGACTGGCACAAGCCGCAGATGCTCGCCCGCGGCCGCTGGTGCCCGGCAGGCCAGACAGTCAACAAGGCCGGCCAGCTCGAAGGCACGCCCGACCGCTCCGCCCGGCATCGCGGTTACAAGCTCTCCAGCCTGTATTCCCCCAAGCTCACGTTCGGCCAGATCGCGGCCAAGTACCTGGAAAGCCGGGATGATCAGGCCAGCCTGCAAGTGTTCTGGAATGACTGGCTGGGGTTGCAGTGGTTCCGCAAGCGGCCAACGCCCAAGTTCGAAAAGATCGGCCGGCGGCTGCAGGGTGCCCACAAGCGCGGCTACGTCCCGCAACAGGCGTTTTTCCTCACGCTGGCCGCTGACGTGCAAGCCGATCGGGTCTACTGGGTGGTCCGCGCCTGGGGTGAGGGCTCGACAAGCTGGTTGATCGACTTCGGCATGATTCCCCAAAAGACCAATCCGGAAACGGGCGACATAATCCCGAATTCGGATCTTGCCACGCTCTATTCCGAGATCCTGCCCCGCTCATTCCCGCTCATCGCCCCGAACGCTGCTGGCCGCAAGCAACTGCCGATCTACCGGGCCGGCATCGATTCACAGCACCGCACCTTGGACGTGTACGAATGGTGGTACTCTCACCAGGCCGAGATGGGGCCGCGGCTGCTGGTGCTGGCCGGTGATGCCCGCGTGCAAGCCGGCGAGTATTACCGCTGCACAAACGTGACGCAGAACACGCGCACGGGTAAGCCTTATTCCGGCACGATCAAGCGTTGGGGCATCGCCGTGGATCTGTACAAGCCCGACCTGCGCGCCCGCTGGGAGGCGGATCTGCATTTGCCGGGCACCTGGTGGCTGTACGAAGGCATCCTGGACGACGGCAACGACTATCTGCGACAGATCTGCAGTGAGACGCAGGCCGAGAAGATCAACAAGCTGACCGGCAAGAAAACGCTGGTCTGGGCAGTGGGTGACAAGCGCGTTGGCAACCACTACTGGGACTGCGAGGTCTACGGGCGGGCGCTGGCGGATATGGCGGTCGAAGACGGCGGCCGACCCGACTGGACGAACCTCGAGCGTCGGGCGGCGGTGACTCCCTCGGCTTCCGCAACCCAGCAGCCCAAGCCGCAATTCACCACGCCTGACGGTCGGCCCTACCTTTTGACGGAGAGATAGCGCAATGGCGAAGAAGCACGCACACAAGCCAGACGATTTAACGGCGACGGAACTGGCCCCGGTTCGTGACGATCCGCCAGACGTCAAACTGGTGCTGATCGAAGTCCCCGTCGCCCATCCAAAGGAAGGCTATCAGGGCTCGAACGTGCAGGTTGGTTTGAATGGCGCAGATCGCGTGGCCATGCGCCGACTCAAGGCCGGCTTGGAACGCTCTGGCGCGATGCTGCGCAACGGCTCGCGCATGGTCCCGGTGAAGTCTGGAGCTGACGTGTTTCGCTGGCTGTTGCAGCACATCCAAGAGCAATCGGCCGGCTGATCTCGCGTGCCATCATCGCACGTTCCGGCAAGATTTATGAAGAATCTGCGCAAAATCCCGCGCCGAATCTGGTTTCCATAAGACCACATTGCTGGTCGTATGACGATCAGCAGCTCCAGTACTCTTGCCGACTGCCAGGCCGCTTACCTCGATAATTGCGGTTATCGCGAGCAGCGCAGCCTGACCATGGCCCGGGCCTTTTGTTCGGCCTGCCGGGCAATCCTGCTGCTGATGCCACAGAGCGCAGCGCAAGGTGGCGATCAGACAATCTCGTTCAACATCCCGGCCATTCGCGCGCAGCTCGACGACGCGCAGGGCTGGATTGCGATGAACTCTGCCGGCAACGGCAGCGAGCGCGTGGTCGGCACCGTCAGCCCCAACTTCCGTGGTCTCTATGGGCCTTTCGGCCATGGGGGCTGCTGGTGAGTCGTCGCGATGAAGTGGCCAGCAGTGTTTCCGAAGCCTTCTATGACATGAAGGCGGACTACAACGCTGCCAAGGTATCTCCCTATCGCCGGTTACGGCAGGGCACGCTGGCTGTCGGATCGCACGCCGATTGGCACATTCGCGTGCCGACGGACTATTGGCGGATCATGGAGCAGGCCCGGACCTTCGACCGTGACGACATGCTCGTTTCGCAGATGGTCAACCGGGCTGTTTCGAACACGCTGCAAGGCGGCTTCCGGCCGCAGCCAGACACCGGCGACCCGGGGCTTGATACCGAGTTGACCGAGCGCTGGCACGACTGGGCGGGCGATGAAGAGAAAGTCGACTTGGAGGGCGAAAAGACCTTCCATGAAATGGAGCGGCTTGGGCTGCGGCAGCATTTCGTCGACGGCGACGTGTTTGCCTTGCTGCTGCGCGAGGGCGGCATGCAGATGATCGAGGCGCACCGGGCCCGCACCCCCGGCAACGCGAACCGCAAAGACGCGGCCAAGCGGCACATGGTTCACGGCGTCTTGCTGGACGATAACCGCCGCCGCCTCGAGGTCTGGTTTACCAACGAACAGATCGACATCTGGGCCTCGATCGAACGCATCAGCGACATGGATAAGCGCAAAGTGCGCGATGACCAGGGCTTCCGCCAGTTGTGCCAGATCTACAGCCCCAGTCGGTCAACTCAGACTCGCGGAATTTCGGCGCTGGCCCCGGTCTTCGATCCGGTCGGCATGCACGAGGATATTCAATTCGCCGCGATGGTTCAGCGCCAAGTGGCAACGTGCTTCGCCGTGCTGCGTGAACGCGAACTTGGATTCAAGGGAAACGACGGGCCGCCGCTGGGGGACGTGCCGTGTGTTCCGCACAGCGGGCCCGCGCTGCGCCGTCTGTCCGGCGGCATCGCCCCGGGGATGGAGATCACGGGCGAACCCGGCGAAAAGATCACCGGCTACGCGCCGAACATTCCAGGCGGCGACTACTTCGAGCACATGCGTTCGATCATTCAATTGATCGGCGTCAATCTCGGCCTGCCGCTGGTGCTGGCGCTGCTGGACGCCTCGGAAACCAACTTCAGCGGTTGGCGCGGGGCGGTCGACCAAGCGCGGTTGGGATTCAAAGACAATCAACGGATGCTGATTCGCCGTTTTCACCGGCCGGTCTGGAAATGGCGCGTGCGGCAGTGGATGGCCGACGATCCGGCAATCAATGCCAAGGCCAAGTCCGGAATCGTGGATCCGCTGGCCCATCGGTGGAACACGCCCGCTTGGCCCTATATCGACCCCTACAAAGATGCCCAAAGCGACGTTTACGAGTTGGCCAATCTGCTGACCAGCCCGCGCCGCAAGTATGCCGAGCGCGATTGCCAGGGTATCGAGGAAGAGACGGTCGACGATCGGGCGCGGTCGATCGTCTATGCCAAGAAAAAGGCGGTCGAGGTCAACAAGGCCGTCGATGATAACACGCCCATTACCTGGCGGGATCTGCTGCCGCTGCCTTATCCGGCCGGCTTCAAAGTCGCCGCAGCCGAAAACCTGCCCGGCGGCGATGACGACGAATCGGCAGCGCCCAAGAAAACCAATCCCACCCGCGGCAAGCCGCAAGCGAAGAGAGCCTAAGCGATGCCACGATCTCACCGCGTACCGGATGAACTGCGAGCCCTGGGCGTGCCGCGCATTGACCAGTATTTCGGCTTGCTGGCGATCGAGGAACGCTATTGCCGCTCGGCCTTCGAGCAAGTTCGCAGCATGGATCTGGTGTTGCACGTCCAGGAGCAGAAGCGGCTGCGGTCAAGTGCGATGCGATCCGACAGCATCAGCGACCGCGCTAGCTACCCGGTATCGAGCGGTGGCGTGGCAATCGTCGAAATGACCGGCCCGCTGATGAAACAGGTCAGCAGCTTTTCCGGCGGCACGTCCAGCGTGTTCGCGAAAAAGCAAATCCGCTCGGCCGCCCGCGACCAGGAAGTGGGCGGCATTCTGCTCAAGTTCGACAGCCCCGGCGGCACGACCAGCGGCACGATGGACTGCTTTGACGAGATCCAAGCCGTGGCGGCAAAAAAGCCGGTCTGGGCTTACTGCGAGGATATGTGCGCGAGCGCGGCCTATTTCATGGCCTGCGGGGCGGACAAGATTTTCAGCAACGCCACGGCGCTGGTCGGCTCGATCGGCACCTACATGGTGGTTTACGACCAATCGGCCGCAGCCACGATGCAGGGGCTCAAGGTGCATGTGCTGTCGACCGGCAAATACAAGGGCGCCGGCGTGGCGGGAACGGAGATCACCCCAGAACAGTTGGCAGACTTCCAACGCATCGTCGATGAAACCAACTCGCTGTTTCTGGCCGCGGTGCAAAAAGGGCGCGGCATGGACGCGAAGACCGTGGCTGACATTGCCGACGGCCGTTGTCACCTGGCCGAAGCGGCGGCCGATCTGGGGCTGATCGACGGCATTCAATCCTTTGACGAAACACTGTCCGGCCTGGAAATGCTGGCAGGTAAACCATCCGGTCGCAGTGTCGCCCGGTCAACCACAAGGAGCCAATCTATGGCCAAGGAAAATGCGACCCAGGAAAGCGCCACGGCGGATGTCGTGATCGCAGGCGTCACCGGACCAGCCACCTACAACCAGATCGTGGCCGAATGCGTCGGCGCGGATCCGGCCTTCATCTGCAAGCAATTGGAAGCCGGCGCCACGATCGCGCAGGCCACCAAGGCTTGGATGATCGAGCAGAACGCGCGCGTCGCGGCAGCGAAGAGCGAAACCGAAGCGGCCCGCGCCAAGGCCAACAAGCCTGGCAGCGATCCGCTCCCGGCCGGCAATCCCGAAGCGGCCGATGCCGCGGGCAATGCCGTGGCCGAGTTCGATGCCAAGATCGATGCCGCGCTTCCGCGCTTCAACGGCAATCGTCGGCGCGCGCTGTCGTTCGTGGCCAAGGCGAATCCGGCGCTACACAAGGCGTATGTGGAGAGCTTCAATGTCGCCAACGGCCGGAAGCTGCACAAGATCACCGGCAACCCGTTCGCGGCCTAGTCGCTCAGCGGGTTCAGCAACCATCCATTAACAGCCAACCGCCCTGAAAGGAATAAGTTATGAGTTATGATCCGGCCGCCACGGCGGCAACTCACATCGACGGCCACTTCCGCAGCTTTCCCGCTCCGGTGGCCATCTCACAGTATGCGCGCGTGAAGCTCGATGGTAGCGGCAATCTGGCCCTGGCCGGCGCCGACGACCTGGAAGTCGGCGAAATCTGGGAGGCCGCGTTTACCGGCGGCATCCTGCCTCCTGCCCGCAGCGTGCGCCTCGTCACGTCGATGGGCACAACCAAGATGATTGCGGCCGGTGCAATTGGCGTGATGGCGCAGGTATTTCGCGCGGCCAATGGGCAGATCACCGCAACACCACACGGGTTTGCCCTTGGCTTCGCTCTGATGACAGCCACCGCCAGCGGCGACGTGATCGAGGTCTTGCGCTATACCGACCCGGGCGATGCCAATGCCAGCGCCGCGACCACCAGCGTGGCCGGACTGGTCGAGGAAGCGGCGGCGGTCACCAGCCTGACCGACAACACGACCGGCAACAACGCCGGCACCACGCTCCCGGTCGGGGCGCCGATTATCACGATTAGCATCCCCATTCCCGCCCTGTCGGCACTGGCTGCGGGCGTGAACGTGAATTTCGACCCCGGCTTCAATGGCAAGATCGTCTCGGCTGGTTTCCGCACCGGCCCGACACCGGCCAGCACGTCCGGAAAGTCCGCTACGCTGTTGCCGACCGCCAACGGTTCGCCGGTGTCTGGTGGCACGCTCGCGCTGACCACGGCCAGTAGCAGTGTCGCCGGCGCCTTGACTTCCGGCTCTTCAATCACCGGCAGCAACACCTTCACCAGTGGCCAGTCAGTTGGCGCCAGCGTTTCCGGCGCAACCGCATTCATCGAGGGCAACGGAGCCATCGAGTTGAAGCTGCTTAACCAGGACCTGGCGGACGCGCTGGCTGCCAATGCCCTGGCGGTCAACACGCTGCTGGCCAACATGCGGACCGCGGGTCAGTTGCACTCTTAACCACAACCCGGAAACCGAAACGTCTTGAAATGAAAAAACCCGGCCAGTGGACGCCAATCCCCTGGCCGGGACAGCACAATCCGGCTGTTCGCCGAATCGCGCCGTAGGAAGCCTGATTTTAAGCGAACAGCCCCAGCAATGGGAGCTTTTCGCTATGGCTTCTCCTTCCTCCTCAGTCGCCACACTGCGCCCCGATCTGGCCCGCAGTTTGGAGCAGTTCGATTTGGCCATGGATCGACAGGGCTTTATCGGGCTGCAGTTGTGCCCGGTGATTGAAGCCCAAAAGGCCGGCGGCAACTGGGGCAAGATCCCGCTCGAGCAATTGCTGCAAACCCGGGAAACCCGCCGCGCTCCCGATGGCAGTTACAGCCGCGGCAAGTACACGTTCGACCCGAATAACGTATTTGTTACGACCGAGCACGGGGCCGAAGAGCCGGTCGACGACAACGAAGCCACCATGTATTCCAGCTACTTCGATCAGGAGCTGGTTTGCACGGAGCGAGCCTACGACGCCGTTCTCCGCAACCAGGAGATCCGCATTGCCGGCCTGTTGACCGACACCGGCGTTTTCACCGGCAGTCAGGCGGTTACGGCTTCGACGTATTGGACCGATCACGACAATTCCACGCCCATGGACGACGTGCTCGCCTGGAAACATCAGGTCTGGCGCAACTGCGGCCTGTGGCCCACCGTGCTGGCGATTCACAAGTTGCTGTTCGATCACCTGCGGCGCAATTCGCAGATGATCGAGCAATTGAAATTCAACGGCATTCAGGACGTCACGCCGTCGAAGATCAACGCGGCCATGATCGCGCAGGCTTTGGACGTGGAGCAGGTTCTGGTTGCCGGCAGCCCGAAGAATCTGGCCAATTCGGCGCAGACTCGTTCACTGGCCACGATCTGGCCCCAGGACAAGGTTTTGCTCGGCCGCACTTCACAGACCGAAGACCCGCGCGAACCGTGTGTGGCCCGCACGTTCCACTGGGACGAAGACGGCAGCACGATCGGGGGCACGGTGGAGACCTACCGCGAAGAGAAGATTCGCGGCGACGTGGTGCGCGTTCGCCACCAGGTGGGCGAGCAGTTGTACTACAAGGAATGCGCGGTGCTGGCCACCGGACTCTGGCAGAGCGGCGTCGAAGGCTTCTAAGTCCAACGGTGCGCCATGGCGACTGTCTTTGACACCTTGTTTGCATCCACCGGCTTGCCAGTTCTTTTCCGGAACTTCGGCGAGCCGGTGGTCTACCTGGTGCATGGCGGTCTACAGGTGCCGCTGGTGGCGATTATCTCGCCGGATGAGGACAGCGAGCCGGAAACCAACCACGAGCGGCTGCGGCTGGAACGGATCAAGGTTCGCATCGGCGTGTCGGATGCGCAGGTTGTCGCCGGCCAGAACGTCGGCGGCATTCCGTTTCCCAAGGAGTTGGATCGGCTGGTGCGCACGTATGACGTGACGCAGCGGCCTTACGTGTATGTCGAGCCGATCAGCATGAACGAGAACACGCAACTGCTGCGGTTCCAGCGTGATCGCGTCGAGCGGATTGGCACCGGGAACCAACAGCGATGAGCGCCGTCGAGCCCTGCGGAATCCTGTCGGCGCCGGTTCACAAGACGGAGCAGTTGCTGGCCCAAAGCCAGACGTTTCAACACAAGGTCAAGGCGGGAACGCCCGAAGATGCCAGGCGGTTTATTCATGTGCCCAATGAGGACGTTGCCCGTTGGTTTCTCGGCCTGGAACGGCCGGCGGCCGTGGTCTCGCTCGGCAACTCGCTGCTGCAGCGCACCACCGGTTATTACCTGCGTCCCGAACAGCGCGTCGTGCAACTGCTGCTCACCGACTTTGATTGCTTCCCCGAATCGCGCCGCGACTCGTTCTACGACTTCACCAACTTTGCCGGCGGCGTCCTGGCGGACCTGGCCAACGGCCAGGCGGAAGACTGCAACCTCACCATCGACAAGATCATTGCCCCCGATGGGCCGCTGTTCACGCATCCCAACCGGCAAAGCGAGCCGGACAAAAACTACTGGCTGATCTTCATCGACATCTACGTCAGCGATAAGTGAGCACTCGTGGCCTCGGTCAACTTCAATATCACGCTCATCGAGACGCAACCGCCTGAGGCGCTGGCCAAGCAATGGCCCACCGTGGCCGGCGCCGCCAATCGCGCGGCCGGTGACCTGTATGCCACCACGCTCTTGCCGCAACGCTTCAAGCCCGGCAACCGTGAGAAGTTCGGCTTTCAACCCCGCAAGCCCGATTACGAACAGCGCAAGCTCCGCTACGCGGCCTATGGCATCGCGCAGGAGGGCGGCGTGGCCGATCTCGTATTCCGCGGCACACTGCGAGACCGAATCCTCTCCAGCGGCGTCGTGTTCGCCGATCAGCACCAGGCCATTGTCTCGATGGTCGGCACCAGCTACGTCAACATCGGCCGCGCCGGCTCGCCGGACAAGGCGCATGAGATTGCCCTGCTGGTGGAGAGTGAATTGCGCCCTGTGCAGGAAACCCAAGAGCGCGTCGTGCAACAGCAGATCGCGCAAATCGAAGACACCAAAACCACACGTTCTCGCTAAGGACTTTTTCTATGGCTGTCTCGCAAGTCTACGTCCTGCATGGCGTGCAAACGCCGAACGTGTTTTATGGCCAGATCACCCAGCACGCCAACAGCTCGGGCGTCGACCAGATGTTGCAGTATAGCGCGGGCTATCCCGTTCCGCTGTACCGCGGCGTCCGGGGCGCCAAGCCGATCGTCACGTTCACCACCACGCAACTGGCCACGCTGATCGGTGAATGCGGCATCTATGGCGTGGATCAGTCGGGCGGCAATGTCGATCTGTATTACCGTCTGGCCACCGATCGGGGCTCGCGGGCCAGCCCCACGGCCACCGTGCATTACCGCTTCCGCATGCAGAACGCATTTATGTTCTGGCGCCGCATCCAGGCGAACAACCAGGGGGAAGCCACGGCCGAAGTCACGATCTATGGCCTGTTCGACGGCACCAATCCGCCGGTCGTTCCGGCTGGTTCCACGGCGCTGGCGGGCACGCCCACGGCGGCCGAGTCGTTTGGCCTCGGTCCCATTGTGATCAACGGCAGTGTGTACAGCGGCTTCCAAAGCGCTTCGCTCGATCTGGGCGTCGAACTCATCGAACGCTCGGACCAGTCCGACCCCTGGATGAGTTTTTGCGGCATCAAACAGCTCAACCCGATCGTCACGGCCAGCGGCCTGAACCCCGCGGCCTGGACCACGCTGGGCGTGCTGGGCTCGAACCTGACCAGCTTCATTCTGTACCTGCGCAAGCGGAACCTCGACTGCGCTGGGGACGCGGCCTATGTCGCGGATGGCACCAGTCAGCACATCGCGGTTTCCTCGAGCAAGGGGATGATCATGCCGCAGCAATCGTCTGGCGGAGGCAACACGGAATTGATCACCGGCATTTGGGCGGGCCTGGTCAGCCCCGATGGCACCAGCGACCCCTTGAGCGTTTCGGCGGCGGCGACCATCGCCAGCCCGGCGGCATGAATCGAGTCGAGCGATGTTGTATTGCGTTCACGAAACTTGCGGCTGCGTACGCCGTGCTGAGACTCGCGTATTACCTCCTTTTCCAAAGGTGACCCATGGCGGGCGATGAACAAGCCACGACGGGCGAACAGGAAAAACCCAAGGCCACCGGCAGCGGCCCGGCGGTGCGGACGCTGTTTGAGCAGAGGCGCGATTACCTGTCGCAATCACTGTCCATCACCAAGGCCGATGCCACCGCGCGGCTCAACAGCCTGGTGGGCAACTACGCGGCCAAGAAGGGCATGCACGACGAAGGCCCGGCGCGTGATTTCGTGCTGGATCTCGACCCCGAACGGCTGTTGGACCTGCTGGCCCACGGCGCGCACGAGGCGGCTCGGCTGCTGAAGTAACTAGCCCCTGACCACTAGCCACTGGCCCCTATTCATGGCTTGCTTGCAGTATTTCCTCCCCGGCGTGATGGCTTCCGACCTGGCATCGGGCGGCCAACTCAATCGGCCACTGCTGGAAGAGCGCGGCTTGGGCAGCATCTTCGCGGACATCACCAGGCCGGCAGACTGCCCGCATTTCGAGCTGGCCGGATCGGGCGGCCCGGGCGGCAAGCCGGGCGTGATCATTTACGCACTGCCGGGCCACGGCAATCCGCCGCGCCGCACGGGCTACTTTGCCGACGACAAGAATTTCGAATGGTCTCCGGTTGGCGATGGCTCGAAGCTCTGGATTTGCATCGATCGAGCGTTCCCGCCGGCGCCGGTGGATCTCCCGCGACGGCAGATGATCGAAGGGCATGCGGTCAAGCTCGATGACGGAAACGAGTGGATCGTCCCCGTGATTCGCCGTTGGGGCGGCGGCACGCGGTTGCCGCGCAGCTTTTCCTACGACTCGGCCGGCAAGCTCCTGCAAGCCGTCAAGCCAGGATACCAGGCGTATTGGGAGCGATCTGCGGCCGTGTCTGATTTCGTCTATGCCAATGGCAGCGTTGAGTTGCAGTGGGCCGTTGATACCTGCCTCGACCTGTTGGGCCTGAATTATCGCCTCGGCCGCAACGAGCAAACCGTCCTGGGGCTCGTGGGTTCCGAGAACTGGCGCGACATCTTGCGAGCCGCGGTGGATTATCCGACCGCACTACAGGTGCTTGAGGAGGAACGACTCAAAAAAAAAGCGGAGCCTGTGAATTCTCCGCCCGCTATGTCGAGTGCCGAACCTGGCTCGACGGCCGGCTGACCAACCAGTACCCGTCCCGCGGCGAACTATTCCTGGCCGCTCATCCTGATATGCAGTAACGATGTCCGATCCTCGCGTCAAAACCATCTTCGAAGCTGACGACAAAGGCACGCAGGAGGCGATTGCCAATCTGCAGAAGGGGATGGAACGGCTGCGCGAAACCAACCAGCGCATGGCCAAGGAGGCCAGCGAGCACCACCATCACGAGGAAGCCTTCCACGCCAAGGCGCTGGAGTTCGGCAAGGAACAAGTTGATTCGATCAAGGAAAGCATCGTCGAATACTTCACGCTCAAATCCGCGATCGAACTGACCACCGAGGCCCGCAAGAAACTGACGGAGGTTACCAAAGAGGCCGCTTCCGAGCGGCTGTCTACCTCGACGTCCCTGGTGGGCATGCTGCGCGATTCTGGCCAGATCCAGAATATCAGCATGTTCGAAAAGGCGTTCGAGCAAATGCCGGGGCGCGACGAAGATAAGTTGCGGCGCATGCAGGAATCTCTCCGCACGCCGTTTCTGTCGCCCAAGGAATACGTCGAGAACGCCCGCGCCGCATCGCATCTTGGCGCCTATACCGACACGACCGGATCAGGGGAACTGCTTGGGCAGATCGGCTACATGGCGCCAGGTCTTTCGCCTGAGCAGCGGGGACGATTGACGGTCGAGGCGTTGAAGCAAACCGGCAGCGCCCACGGCGAGCTATTGGAAGGGATTCGCGATGAACAGTTTCGCCGATTGGTGCGCGGTGGGGTGTTCGGCCAGGGGCAAGAGGGCGTCATGGGGGCGATGGGATTCGCTTCGTCGCTCCTGAAGGCAGGCGGCGGAACGAGGTCGCTCGCGGCATTGGAAGCCGTCTTGACCGAAAAGTTTGAAGCTCGCCCGGAACGCATGTACCCTTCCGACCGCCCGATTGACCCGAAGGATATTACTCGCTCGCATCTTGCCGGCCTGAATGATCGCGAACGGTTTCAGTATCTTTTGACCCATCAAGGAGAGCTTGGAAACATTTTCTCCGAGAATCAAATCCCGGCCATGCGCGAAGCGATGGCGAATTGGCGCACCAGTGCGGCCGCATATTCAGCCGCGGCGGCCGCTCCAATTCCCCGCTCCCCAGCAAGCCCCGCGCTGGAGCGCGTCGAACGCAACAAGGCAATTGCCGCGGCTCACTCTCAATCCATGGCCTCTTACGCCGAAGAAGGAGAATTCAACGAGGAATTTTTCGGCGAGAAGGGTAGGCTCGAAGCCGTCTGGAATGCGAATTACGGCAAGAATCTCCTCAGCAATCGGGCCCGGATGGCGACGGGGACGCTCAATCGGGCAGTTGGAACGCTCTCCGACGAATCCGAGGCCGACGTGAACATGTCGACCCTGAAGGCCTTGGCTAATCGCGAAGGTGATCCCAATGGCCCGCTGCATCAGCTGTTTAGCGAAGCACTGCGCGTGCTCAGGGAAATCCGCGATCGGACGCCCACTCAAGAGGAAATGCTGCAGCGCTCGCGCGAACAAGCCAA